TATTTACAAAGAAATTTTACCCAGTTTCTGGCGCACTTGCAAAAGACCTCAAAGATTAAACTTAGATGGGATAGGTGGGTTGAAATGAAAAACAAACAAGCAGACAAGCTACGCGAAATCATCAAAAAGATTGAAAAATCAGCGAGAAAATTTGACCTTGGAGCAGGTCACTTGGGTAACGGTGTCACGGTGTGGAACCGTGCAAGAGAAGTCGACGGAGACTACGAAAAAATCGCACACATCGGTCCAGATCGAAAAATTACATGGTGGATTAATATCTAACAAATATAATAAAACATTAAGAACCTAAAAGTTGGATGAAAGAATGAAGATTTCAAAAATTCTGAACTCAAAAATTCTGAACGCAGGGTCAGTCGATTACGATGAATACATCAAAGCTCACCCTAAGTCTAAAAAACAGCGTAACGACCCTATTTTTAAAAGCGATAAACAAGAATCAAAAGCGGCTCCTGCATCTGCGAAACCTGCATCCCCCTCTGCACCAGCGTGGCACAAAAAGAATCCTAACCTACATCCGACATCAGTAAAGGGTGTAGGGAAAGCCTTGGATCTTTTGAACAAGCATAAAGGTGAGTGGGTTCCAACCATCGAAAAATCTTTAGCAGATTTCAAAAAAGGAAAAATCACAAGAGAACAGTTCGCTGATGTGTGCGAAGATGAAAATTATCACTCGATTGCAGCCTTGCTTCGATCCGACAAGGATACTGATGTTCATGTAATTCACCACACAGAACAACTACTCCATGATAGAGATCCGATGGATTCCTACGATGGTGAAGTTAATGAAGCTAATAGTGCGAGTTATGAAGCAACAAGCGCAGCGGCAAAACATAAAAACCATAGTTCATACGACAAGCAGAGGCATCTAGGTGCGTTGAATTATTTACAGCACCACAATTTACTAGACAGCGATACAGGAAAACGTCTCCTAAGTTTAGTTGAAGCAGACACAAATGCGAGCCGCTTTCGTGGTGAACAAAGAGAATCTTACAGAGGTATTTACCAAAAAATGATGGAAAATTGGGAAAAACAGTTGAAGGAAGATAAGAAAGAGCTCTCCTATACATCGAAGACTCGTAGCCTTGAAGATAAGATGTTTGATTACAATGAAAGTTTGAAATCTAAAAAAATGTACGATGAACTCGGTAAGAAACTAGGTCTTGTCTAAAAGTAAGTTGACAGAAACCTAATTTTTACACATCGCATCGTTGTTTTTGTAAGGGAATTCTTATGAAGGTCATGGAAGATATCGAGCGGCTTGAAAAAAGAGCAGCCGCTAAAAATTACCTGAACATTCCATTTTCAAAAAAAGAGAAAGCAAAAGAACTTGGAGTCGGGAAAAAAGTCTACCTCGATGTGCCATTCAACAAAAAAGATGAAGCGAAAAAACACGGAGCGAGATGGGACTCGATCGTGAAAAAATGGTATTGGGGTGGAGGCGAAGAAAACCTTCCAAAAGAATTAAAGGCATTTCACCCTAAACATTTAAGAGAAAGACAAGAAGCTGAGATCGATGCTTTAGAAGAGCGTATGTCTCAAGAATCTTTCATGTCCGGTGAACCGAATTGGTGAGAGGTAATACATGAGCATCTTAGAGACCATCGAAGGTTTAGAAAAAAGAGCCGCTGAAAACGAACCCACTAATCCAAAACTTTGGGCAAAGGTTCAGAAACTTACCAAAGGGGAAGTCGGATCTATCACACACAATGGAAAAACGGTCGATGGTCCGAACGATGGTAAAGGATTTAAAAAGTTTCCTAGCGCCTACGCTAACGGGTGGGCAGCGAAGATTTACAAAGACCTCGGTGGTGGTTGGAAAAAGAAATCTCATTTGAAAACCGCAGGTGGCTCAACTTTCATGACCGTGGCTCACGGTTCAAACGCAAAAGATGCGTTCAAAAAAGCCCAACAGGATGCGATCTCCGAATACGAGATGGACACAGGTGAAAATTACGAGGGTTACTCTGGGTCTATCGCTGAAAAAAACCGCTTCATCATGATCGAAGTCCCTGAAGGAAAAGACCCTAAAAAATACGCAAATGAATTGCTAGATGAAGATGACAAGCGTATCTCAGATAAATGGGGTCCCGCAGGTTGCATCAATCCACCAAAAGAAGTGATTAAATACGTTGAGAGTATAGCTAAAGGTCCAAATTTTAACGTGAGCACAACTCAAGACGCGAAGGTTTTTGATAAAGAAGCTGCCGGACTCAAGTCTGAAAAATGGCTTGACCATAAATTTGAAAGTTCTTCGACGCAAACTCCTGAATTTAAAGGAGTGAATAATGAAATCAAAGCAGTAGGGTGAATACTTTACTGCTTTTTTTTGCTTTGAGTATGGCTGATTAGCCAGTTTATTTCACAAGGAAGTGGAAATGAAAAAGTTAGTTGCTTTGTTATCCTTATGTTCACTCTCGGCTTTAGCTTCACCAAAATCGCGTTTCATCGTTACAGTTCCAGAAGGAAAAGTGACTGAAAAAATAGCACAGGTAAACTCAACTCTGGTCACCGAATCTGATGAAATTAAACCTGAAAAAGTTTTACCTTCTATTGATGCTTTTGTAGCAGAATTGTCGCCATCTCAAATTGAGGCTCTCCGTAAATCAGGAGCCAAGATTACCCCTGATCGTGAAAGACACGTTCTCGGTTTTCCTGACAACCCCTTTTTTGATTTGGAAAGAAATCTTGATTTTACTTACGGTCTCGAAAACATTGGTGTGATCGAATTACGATCAGCTTATCCAGAAATTTTGGGTGAAAAGGTAGTCGTCGGGATTATTGACTCAGGTATCGACCCTAACCACCCAGCCTTCGCTGGAAAAGAAATCGTTTTTAAAGATTTTACTGCGAGTAAAAAAACTCAACCCTATGATGACAACGGTCACGGTACACACGTTGCAGGGACTATTTCTGGAATCGGCTTACCGAATTTTGGAATTGCACCAAAAGTGAAATTAGTAATCGCGAAGGTTTTCTCAGCGAGTGGAAGGGCAAACGATTCAACAATTTTGGCTGCGATGGAATGGGTTCAAACGCAAGGTGTGAGTGTGGTTAATAACTCGTGGGGTGGAGATCAGGATAGTACGAATCCTGATGAACCCTATAACCAAATGGTCAAATCTTGGCTGTCAAAGAACATTTTTCCGAGTTTTGCAGCAGGTAACAGCGGACCTAAAGAGGGTACTGTGGGAATTCCAGGAGGGTATGTTGAATCTTTTGCAGTTGGGGCTGTGGATGACAAAGATAAACTCTCAGCATTCAGCAGCAAAGGTCCTATTGTTTGGAACGGTAAAAAGTATGAAAAACCTGAAATCTGCGCTCCGGGATCACGTGTGTACAGTAGTGTCCCAAATGGTAAATACTCATACTTCAGCGGTACTAGCATGGCGACACCGCATGTGACCGGAGTCGTAGCCCTTCTCAAACAAGCGAACCCAAAAATTACCGTTTCGGAAATCCGAGAGGTGCTACAAGAAAGCGCGAAAAACATCGAACTAAAAACTAACGAATGTGGCTCAGGGCGACTTGATGCAAAGGCTGCGGTTGATAAGGTTCTCGGAAAGTGATTGGGAAATCAATCACATTTTGCTTATCTCTAGGGCACTTTTCTGACTGATAAAATGCGCACCTGATGCATTTAGGTCCGAGTGGATCTTTCGCAAGCGGGCAACTCAACTGTTTAGTCACGTTGAGTGCTCGCTTTTTCAATAGCGATATTACCATAACAGTCCCAACCAATTTGATTTTGACGCCATAGTACATGTTTTAGCCGACCGGTCAAGAAGCCGAGATTCACAGGTAATACCTCGTTATAGCATCTTTTTTACCGAATCTTAGCTCTTTCTGGCTTTTCAACTTCAACTCACGGCAGACTTGAGCCAACAACTTTCCCATCTCTTGTCCTGCGATTGAGTTGTTCTTTTCATACAATTTGTAAAAAGGTTCGTACTCTCCGCTCCAATCTTTACCCAACAAATCTGACATGATGAATGAACCTATGATTTTTTTACGTTGAATTTCAATTACTTGAAGTTTTAAAGAGTTTTTCGTCAATTTTCGAACTGTATCTCTCTCGACTAAAATCATAACGCACCTCCGATGAAGAGGGGTATACTTTTTGATTGGAAAAATGCAACTGTATTCACACAGTGGCATGAATTTAATCTAAAAAAATAAAATATTTCAGTATCTTATATTCCGACGTTGCCCGCTACATCAATTCAGATAGCTGAGTCTGAAAGATAAACAGCCTCCTATCTTTCGGTTGTTTTGATAAAGATTACCGAAAGCAAACGAGTGATTGACGTAGTACACGGTGAGAGCGTTGCCCTGATTTGCATCTGGACTAAATATCTTGATTTTATATCTTTGATTTTTGGAATCAGGAATTGGTTCGAAGGTAAATTCATTCCAATCGTTGTCATTTACGAATGTTGAATCAAGGAAAGCTGTTCGGATGATCGCGCCCTGAGAGTTTTCGACTTGCAACGATAAACGGCATACGTTTTTTCTTCTAAAAGTTCCTATGAATAGTTCAATTTTAGCTAAATTAGAGCGGTCGCAAATAATTTCTTGGATGATGATCTTACTTCCAAAAATTTCACCTAACTGGTGGGTATGAAAATTTTGGCACATTCCAAGAAGATACATATCGGTAGCGTAAACAGTTTGCACCCACCAATCATAAATTCTAACCCCTTGATGGGTGATTTTGTGTAAACCTTGAAATGATGCCTTAAAAATGAAGTTGTTAGATTTTTGTTTTACGAGAACTCCATTAACGTGCCAGTCACCGAGATCATCAGTTACCAATTCGACCGACTCATTTTGAAGAATTTGTAAATTTTTCGCTGAATGAGATTGGTTTACCTTGTTCACCTGAGGTTCTATTTTTTCGTTTTCTTTATAAAACGTGCTGATCGTGCTTTGATTCCAGTAACCGGTAGTGGTGACTACTGAAGGGAATATACCCTTCCATTTTTCGTGAACTTTTTTGAACTCACGCCAATATATGTCTTTACCTTTGGCTATTGAAGATGACCCATTGCTGTGGTGCGTTGCGGGTGCATCGATTACGTAATTTCGATAGCCTTTATTTTTAGATTGAAGACTGAGATCAACACCGTAGAAATGGAAGTGGGTGAGTTTTTTTTCATCAAAAAAAATACCACTGCTTTTTTTTGTGATGATACAAAGCTCATCGATTACATCGACTTCACCTGAGGGCATTTGACCGTACGTGGACAATTTCCCTTTTTCAGGAGTTTTTACAGAACCGATGACGTTTATATGAAGTTTACCATCATCGATGGCGATTGAATTATTTTTCTGGTCTACTATTTTTATACCCGCTAAACCTGCGACTCCAAGTTTAGGGCATTTTTTTAATTCAAGGAAAACTTTATCTATCCAATTCGCGGAATACTCAACATCTTGGTGGGTAAAAACAAGCCATTCTGTTCTCGCTTGAATTAAACCTTGATTAAGAGCTTGCGATGCACTGTATTTTCCTGAAAAATTATAAATAGGGATGATATCGTATCTGTTTTTGTCGGAGTAAATAGATTTCAAGAGAAAATTATTAAGTTGTATGAAATCGTTTACGCATACTATAAACGTGATATCTTTTACTAAATTTTCAAGTTTATATTTTCTGCGGCTAACTTCAGCACAATCTGGTGTGAATAACTTGATCCAACGGGTATGGAATTTTGCAAGATTATTTTTTAAATTAGGGTTTGCTTTACTAGCATTTTCGATATGAATCCCTGTGCAGTTTGGGCTGACTATGTTTTTTTTATTTAAGTGGAAGTGAATTTTCAAACAAAAATCCACATCTTCGTAAGCCCACTCATAAATAGGGTCAAAACCTTGCACGGCATCAAAATCTTGTTTACCTACGAGCAAACAGGCAGCTGTGACAGCTTTGTGCTCCCAAATATCAGTCAACATGATATTGTGAAGTTTGAGATTTTTTATTGTTTGGTCGCTGATATTTACAGGGTCTTGGCTAGGTGCGCACAAAATCCCAGCGTGTTGCAATTCTCCTGATGGGTATCTTAGGGTGGCACCAACGCACCCAACTGATTCATCTTTAATTAAGTTACGCATATTTTCGATAGTTTTTTGGTCTAAGTAACAATCATTATTTAAAAATAGAAGAAGGTCTCCTTTTGCAAATGAGACCATTTCATTATTCATCACTGAAAAGTTAGAATCATTTTTTCTGTGGTGAATCCGAATACGGGTATCTTGTAGGCTGTCCAACCATTCTTTTGATCCATCAGTCGATTCATTTTCTCTGATGAGTATTTCAAAATCTTGGTCGCTTGAATTAAGCAAAGATTTTATGCAATTAACAAGATGTTCTTTACCGTTTCTATTGAGTATTATTACGCTGATCATTTCTTATCTTTTTTAGTTGGTCTAGCATCTTAAAAAAGATAGATGTGGTCGTATTTACATCAGCCTCAGCGGTATGTGCTGCTAGATTTTCTACCCCATAAACTTTTGCAAGAGCCACAAGGTTAAATTTGTCGGTCTGGATAATACCAGCTTCCCTCAAGATGAAAGCAATTTGAGAAGTATCTAAGATGTGATAATTCCACATCTTAGACCACCCTTTATAACCGTAATGTTCGGTGAAAGAATCTATGAAATCTAAGTCAAATTTCAAATTTTGACCTACGAGAGTTGGATTATACCTCTGATAAACCACAGTCGACCAACGGATGAAATTTTCTATTTCATCTTTATTGTTACATGGGTTTCTGCGTTGCATAATATTGTTGATTGCTAAAGCCTTACAATCCATAGGGAGGTACGGATCATATGTAGCATGGTAATGATCTCTTGAATTACCATCTTCATCATAAACAGTGGCGGCGATCTCTAAAACTGGATTCTCTTTAGGGTTTAGTCCCCCTGTTTCAGTATCAAGAATCAGATAGAATTTTTTCATTTTTTTTGCTCGCAAGTTGGATGATCCAAACCAACAATTCTGAAAAAAGAGCAGAACCGTTTAGAGTAAAGTCCAACATGCTCCAATCAAAATTTTGATCGCTTGTGTTAATGACACGCGGTAGTGATATTTTCTCAACAACAGTGCTTTCGTACAGTTTGAAGACAGTTTCACCATTAGGTCTGATTTCAAGAACATTCGGTGAGTATTTATCTCTGATATCCCCTGAAACATCTTTGATGAAAATAGGATGCCCTACTCTATACAAAGCGTGGGACACAAATTTGAAAGTGTGCCCTATCTTGAAAGGGTATTCAGAATCAGATGCAGGATTGATTTTTACAATCAATCCATTCTCTAATTTATAGGCTTCCCAAGGAATCATGTGCGACATGTTGTATTTGTCGTACATGTCATAAAGGTTAAATATCATCTAATGATACCTGATGGTGGAGTGATAATTCCTGTATCTTTTTCGAGCCAAAACTTAGTATATGAATCCTTCATAGTTTCTTTCAAATCAGACTCAAGAGTCACCTTGCTTCGTAGAACTTTGATTGTTTTTTCAAACAAAGGGTGTAGACCAAGACCAAACTGCCCACCTTGATTCGGTATAGCCATCAAAGGTTTTGACAAAATTACATAGTCTTCTTCATAAGTTGCATCAGCCAAAAAAATACCTACACCATCAATAACAAAAGTTTTTATCATTACTATCCTCCGCCGAAATTATTTTATCGCGCTAATAATCTATTGTCTACAGTAGTATGGGGGTTAGATTGAAAAGATTTACAGGTAAAGTAAAACCATTCTTTAGTTTAGACGGTTTAGGCATCACCATAAAGTATGGTGAAGTCGTTTGTCTCGAAGATTGGCAAATCAACCACCCTAGCTTCAAATTTGCGGATAATAATGGATGGGTGGTTTCAGTCGATAGAAGAACACTCGTATTCAACCCTGTGCCCTCTCAGCAAAGTTCTCAAACACCTAAAAAAGAAGTCAAAAAAAGTATCTCTTCACCTATAGATTTACCTGAGAAAGGTTTAGACCCTTCTATTATTCATCAAATTTTAGAAAAACAGGATGTGTTTGTGAAGCAAGCGCAAAAAACGATTGATAGGCTGAGTAAAAAAGAACCGGAAGCGCCATCCGTATCTCCTGAATTGATTAACACGCTCATCGAAAACCAGAAAAAGATGATGGAGATGCTTTTAGCCAAAGAAACGGTCAAGCCTACCCCACCGCCGAGCGACCAAACTCCTGTTTTACAGGCTTTGAAATTACTCACTAACGAAGTCAAAAGACTTCAAGAATCAAAATCGACCGAGCCTGCACTTGACACAAACCAGCTTTTAGAAGGTGTGAAGCAAGTAATATCCCAATATTCCCCATCACAATCCTATAATGATAAGAAAAAAGATTCGAGCGGGTTTCAGATTCAAGATAATTTTGAAGAAAAATTTGTACCTAAAGTCGAAGATTTTGATGTTAAAAACTCTAAAATTGTTGCTCAAGAACAGGATTCAGGTAGCGTAGAAGAAGCACTTGCAGCTCTTCGTAAACTGAAAGGGAAAAAATAAATGGAACAAATGCAAAATCAAAAAGTACCCGCGAGCCCACTTGCGAAAGACAGAAAGTTTCTTGTCCGAGGTTTAGACATCGGAACTGGAACAATTATTGCATCTTACTTAGATGAATTAAGCAACACTGTAAAAAGCAAGCGAGTACGGGATGCATTCGTTTCTCTAGCCGTTGAGCAGAAGCAAATGTTGAAATTGTCGAATATTTCTTACATCGAAGAAGGTGATCGGGTGATCATCGTCAGCGATGATGCTGCAAATATCGCAAATATCTTCAATCAACCTCTTCGAAGACCTTTAAGCAAGGGGACTATTTCACCTTCGGAAATTGAAGCGCAAAAAGTAATCAAACATCTCTTCAGAGAAGTTCTCGGTGAGGCTTCTGTTCAAGGAAGTGTTTGTGTGTACTCGATTCCTGCAAACCCTCTCGATGCTGATCAAGATGTCACTTTTCATGAAATGATCATGGGTCAGATGTTAGAATCTTTGGGTTGGAAAGCGGTTGCTGCGAACGAGGCACAAGCTATCGTATATTCAGAATGTGCAGACACGATGTTCAGCGGTTTCGCTATGAGCTTCGGGGCAGGTATGGTTAACTGCTCCCTGAGCTATAAGTCTCTTCCTTTGATCACGATGTCGGTTGCGCGCTCAGGGGATTATGTGGATGAACAATCCGCTAAAGCTACAGGACTCTCCCCTGCAAAAACATGCGCTATCAAAGAGAAAGGTGTGGACTTGCTTGCACCGAAAGGTCGCGAACAAGAGGCTATCGCGGTTTATTACAAAGCTCTTATCAAATACGCCCTCACAAATTTCATCGAAAAAATTAAATCTCAAAACGTGATGGCTCAAATTGATCTACCAGATTCAATTCCGGTTGTAGTAGGCGGTGGTACATCATTACCTACAAACTTTTTGGCTGTCGTGAAAGAAGAAGTGAATCGATTAAAAGGGTTCCCTTTCTCCGTGACAGATATCCGACATGCCAAAGATCCTCTCTACGCTGTTTCGAGAGGTTTGTTGATCATGGCTCAAAATCACGAGTGAGGGTTTAGTTGTATTACTATCTAAGCCGAGAAGTTAAAAGACGTTTCATTCATGAGATGAAGGAAATCTTTAAGGAATACCCAGGTCTTCAAAAAATGAAGGTCACTGATAAATTTCCTTATCAAGAAAGACCTCAATACGGTCTCGTGGTAAAGAACATTTCAGGATCACCCATCCCTCTTGCGGGTGACAATTTCATCGGTACGGTAGTCAGTCATTGCTTCACTGCTAAATTAAAAGGAAAACGTGGTCTTATCTTGGATTGGGTTCGTGAGAACCCAAATCAAGTGACTATTCGCACAAAAGAAAATCTTTCATCTGAAGTTACGGGGTCGGAAAGGGAATTCTCGCTTGCCCATTTTCCAACTTTAGGTAATCAAAATATTACCCCCGCCAGTCAAGGTGACAGAGTTGTTGATGTACTCGTGAATGGGAAATCTTATCTCGTTCCGATTTCTTATCAAGATAAGAAAATTCTATTACCTTTTCCTCCCCCGATTGGTTCGGAGGTTATTGCTGAGTATTACAGAAGGGGTCTCGCTGAACAAGGTCTTTATTACATTGAAGTTACCGAAACTCAACGCGGTTCAGCCACCGTTATGGTGGATACTCTAGTTGATTACGAAAGTGATATTATTTTAAACGCTGTAGGTAACGAAAAGACGTTTACCCTACCACATCATCCTATTCACGACAAAACATTCAATCTGTTTGAAAACAACAAATACTTGATGGTTGAAAATCTTCATTATACGTTGGATAAAACCAACGGTGTTCTGACATTTCTGCCGAACCCAGAAGATAAATCCCAAACGCTTAGACCTAAGTCTAAATACAAAGTGCAGTATCGTCACCAAGGACCATCCTACGGACCTTTTACAGTCAAACCCCTAATCTCATCTGAAGATATCATACCCGGTGTCACTTTAGCCTTTTCTAATTGGTTAGAGGCTGGAGATAAACAAGTCGTTATTGTGAATGAAGATCGTGAAAGCGTTTCTCACGAGTACGGTGGTCATTTCGATGTGACCTTGAATTTGGATATTTATAGCAGAGACCCTATTCAAAGAGAGTTGATAGCTGATTTGTTAGCTGTGAAAGTTTTCGGTGAAATAAAACCTCGGTTCGATTCTCAGGGTCTGACAATCATGTCTGTATCATTGAATGGTGAATCCGAAGATGTTTATGATGAAAACACGGACACTGTTTATTACATGGCGGGCATGGATATCAGTTTTAACACCGATTGGCGATTGTATGCACCTATAATTCCAAAGGTGAAATCCTTCTACACAGATGTAGAGGTGGTTCAATCCTTAAACGATTTTAAGGTTAATTTCTCCAGAGGTGAGGGCATCTGATGCCAACATACGAATATTTTTGTGAGAAATGTTTGTTCTTATTTGAAGAAGCATTCAAAAAGTATGAGGATAATTACTCTCCCTGCCCAAAGTGCAAAGCTAAATCTGAGCGCAAACCCTCCGCACCTAGCATTTTTAGGTCTAATACAACACGCGAAAATATTGATGTGATTGTCGGAAGGGAATCCGAGAAGCGGTGGGCAGATATCAAGCAAAGGCAAGAACAAAAAGAGAACATCCGAAAAGAAGCGGGTCAACAAGCCCTTAGCGTTGAACATAAGTCTGACAGCGGTAAAATAACCTACGAATACAAACCTGTTAATAAGGAACGGATTGCGGAGCGTAAAACCCTCTACTCAGAGTATGAAAACTCTAAGAAAAAATCGTAATCCCCCGATATTTACATCAAATAAATTTTATAAATTATTAAGATCTCAATAACTAAATGGGGGTTCTACCATGAGTATTTTCAGTACCTACGCGCCACCTGGTGTATATGTTCAAACTTTAAATGATGCGACTGCGGTTAATATTGTCGCAGGTCTTCGTATGCCGTTGTTCATCGGTGTTGGACAAGAATATATCACTCTAAGCAATTTCGAAATCATCCGTGGTTCTTCTGCCACTTCAGATATTCGTATGCTTGGTGAAGATGTAAGTTCACAATTCACAGGAACAAATAGACAATTTAATGTTGCAAACTACCCAATCGTTGATGGTTCAGGTCGCGGATCTACTACTTTTGATCCTAATGCTTTGACCGTTACTATCGATGATCAACCTACAGGTGTTATCGCGGTTGATGGGTTAACTGGACTGGTTACTCTCGGTACAATTCCACCGATCGGTGCTGTTGTAAAAGTTAGCTATTTCTTTAGCCGTAAAGATTTGAAAATTTCCGATGAAGATTTGAGCTATCAAGCCGATGGTTCGAACACGAATTTCAAGGTGAATAAGACACCAATCGTGAGCGGTAACAATGGTGGTGCGATTACCACAACTCCATCTAATGTAATTGTAAAAGTTGATGGATTGACTGTACAAGTTTCAGCCGTCAACGGTATGGATGGGGTCATCACTCTTGCTTCAGCCCCCGCTGATGGTTCTGAAGTGTTGGTGACCTACTACACGAACACATTCCAAGACACTTTTGACTACTTGCCTCAAGATGTAAATATCTTGAAAGTGAGTTCTGTCGGAAACAGTCCTGCGAAACAAGATTACTATCTTGGACAAGATTTCGTTGTACAAAGTGGAAAAATCTTGTGGGGCTCAGCGTACGACATTCGGAACGGTTCAGCCGTCACAGGAAACGCTTTTGGCTCTGAGCAGATCTCAGCGACTCTTGTCGACAATGTTTTCCACATGAGACAAGCCGTAGGAACATCAAACGGCTCAAACAAGAAATTCAAAATTCTTGAGACTCCAGTAGAAGGTGATGGTCGTGATGTTCCGACTGATGATGTTACAAAAGTTACAGTCTACGTTGGATCTAGTGTTAGTGCAGCTAAAGCTGCCGGTCCTGTAGAAATCGTGGCTGTTAATGGTGTAGCTCAGGAAATCATTCTCAAAAATGCACCTGCTTCAGGTCAAAAAGTTTACGTCACGCAATATTACAACATCTTAACAGATGATGTTTTTACGGTCACTAACCGTGTTACATCAACGGGTGTCGTTACAGGTGAATATGATGTTGTTAGCTCTAACGGCGGAGATTGTTTCGCTGCTGAATTCTCAATTGCAGACTCAACTGTAGCCGCTCCTGCTTTTGCAACCGAGGGTGTTCCATTCCCTAATGAAATCGCTGATGCGGTTACTATTCCAGGGTACAGCGTTGCAGAAGAAGTCACTTTAACTTTTACGAGCGCAACCGCTTACACCGTAAGTAGTAATTTGCTTTCAGGTGGTTCTTCTGGGACTGGATATTTGGATCAAACGTACGTTGATGAAACGACAGGTCTTCGGTTCACTATTGTGACTCCAAGCTCCTTTAATTTCGTTGCAGGTGATACTCTTGTTTGCAACGTCACTAAACAACAAGAAGTTGGTTCGGATGCTAAGAAAATCATTCCAGGTCTGAATATTGTGGTATCGAATACTACTGGAGTTTCTGTCGGATCAACAGCCCTTGTTGAAACATTTAACAAGTCTGGTGCAGAGCCTTCTATCGGTGATTCGTACTATGTTACGTTTGACTATGAGAAGACAAACTACAAGCCTACCGTTTACACTAACTTCCGTGATGTATTAAACGATTTCGGACCTTTGAATCTTGAAAATCGAATTACTCTTGCTGCATATCTAGCATTCTTGCAAGGTACCCCTGCGATTGCAATCGCACAGGTTAAGAAAGCTCCAAATCAGCTTCAAGCAAACGATGGTGCTTTCTTGCAAGCGATGTCAGCACTTGAAAATCCGTTAGATGGAAATGTTCGTCCGAACATTTTGGTTCCGTTGACTACATCGGCTGTAGTGCTTCAGCAAGCTAAGAAACATTGTGAAAAAGTTTCTAGTGCTCGCTACGCTATGGAACGTACGTTGATTTTCGGTTTCGGAATCGGAACACTTCCAGAGACAGCTCAGGAATTTGCTAAAGGTCTTCGCTCTGAGCGTTGTCTCGGTGTATATCCTGATGGAGCCGTTGTCGCCCTAGAGGATGCTTTCGGTCGCGAAGTAGAGAATACCGTTGATGGTAGTTTCCTTGCTGCGGCGATGGCAGGGTTAGCTTGTAATCCTGTTTTTGATGTAGCTACGCCGTTGACACGTAAATCTTTAACAGGATTCCGTCGTTTGTTTAGAAAGCTAGATGCTGTACAACAAAATCAAACCGCTGTCGCAGGTTTGACTGTTTTGACAGAAAATCAAGCATCCATCCAAATCCGTCAAGCAATCACAACTGATCCTAGCAATGTTTTGACACGCGAACCTTCAGTGGTGTTCATCAAGGATGAAATTCAACAGTTGACTCGATCGATTCTCGATCCATTTATCGGTGAAAAATTCTTGGGAAGTCGTTTGACTGATATCGAAAGCGCGTTAGCGGCTATGTTCAAGGCTCAGATTCAGGCTCAAAAGATCACAGCTTTCACTGGAGTAAAAGCCACAGCAAGAGCGACGGATCCAACCGTTGCTGATGTTGTAGCTTTCTACAGTCCTGTGTTCCCTTTGAACTGGATTCAGGTCACCTATACTCTAAGAACTCAGCTCTAAGCTAAGTTATCTGGTTTTATCGGATAACTGAATATGAGTATCAAAACCCCCTCTACGACCTAGAGGGGGTTTTCTTTTAATTTATTAGGTTTTTGATGATCTCTATTTATGTAAAACCGATCCTAAAAGGGGTCAAAGGAAATTTAGCAAACGCTCTTCTCGGGCGTTTGAAATACAATCTTGCGAGAGCAGGAAAAAAATATATCAGCGAAGCGAGTAAAAAATCATTCAAAGGTAAAGGAAATAGAATTCGCAAAGGTATTTTTTATACAATAGGTCAGAAAAGTATTACGTTCCATTTGACGGCTATTGGTGTTTTTCACAATGCAGGTGTGCGTAAACATAAAATGAAATATCTTATGCAAGCAAAAAGACCAATTCCTATAAAATTGAAGAGTGGTGAAGTGATATTTCGCTGGGCTAGTGCTAAATCGATGAAAAAGAAAAATTCATGGACACATCCGGGTATTAAACCTAAAAAATTCGTAGAAGCTGGTATAAAAAAACTTAAAGATGAATTTCGAGAGCGGATTCTAAGTGAATCTTCGAAATACATTCGAGGTAAATAATGGATCTGAAGATACAAAATCTAGCTAACTCATTCAAAAAAGATTTGAGATTATTTGCTCAAATCAGCGGCTCAAGTTTGATTTTATATCCTTCTCGGTGTGATTACCAAGGGCGTTCTTTTCATACTGTTTTTTATGGGGATATATTTTCTAAATTCCCTAGAAATTCATCCGAGCAATACGAGCAAGGATTAACAACCATAGATTTTCTGAACGGTACTATCACAGGGACGGATTCTGTCTCACCTGATTTTTCACCGATTAGCCCTTCTTCAGGTCAAGCGATTGTCGGAATCGTTACAATCGATAAGGATGATCGAATTTACATAAGAAATAACTCCTCAAAGTCGATAGCCGCTGCGACCTTTGATTTTGAAAACGGAATTTTTCCTGTTCAAAAAGGAAAAATCCCTCTTTACGGTTTTCTGATCACAAATTCAGGTTCAGTAGCACTCAGTAGAATCTCAGACATTCGTCCGGATTTAGGAAACATTCCATTCGATACATCGGATGTCATTTATACTGATTCAGACAATTTTTCAGTAGGGTCTATTTTTCGAGAGTACCTGCACGATAACGCTTTACTAGGTTCATCAGAAATAAAAATAAAATCAACAAAACTGAAACGAGGGAACAGTATATCGATTCAATCTTCGACAACTTCTCCCCAAATCATAACTGTTTTATCTGTAGCCTATGGATCTTCTTTTGACACCGTAACTCTTGATCAAAGTCTGAATACATCGGTTTCATTGACAGGTAATGCATTTATCACGATGAATTCTTTTTCTGATGTATCTCAGGTTTTCAACGCTTCCTCTGGAAAAATACTTTACGACTCTAACTGGAGATCTTGTTCTACAGGTGTTGTCGAAACCCTCACTCATAATTTAACTTTACCCTTGGGAACTTACATTCCATATATTTATTTTAATACGACTCAAAGTATGGTGAATGCAAAAATACTGACTAGCAACGCTTGGGGCACTTCATTTGCAACCAAGATTGGGGCTCAATTAAAAATCACCTCAACTACTGCGAATGTGAGATTTGCAAGCACAGGAATCATAAACGTCATAAGTTCTACTGGGACAAACACGGGTGTTGTAACAAGTGGGTTCTATCGCTTGGTCTTGTTAGGGAATTAAAATGTCTAATATCAATGTGTTGTCGACAGATAAAAACAATTTCCGTGATCTCGGCAAGGGTGCATCGTTTTTTGCTGAAGATAATCAAGTAAAAATTTTCATACCATCCGACTTCAGAATATTTTTTGAACAAGGTAATCCATCTCTTTTCCCTAAAGACTCTTCTGGAAATTATTCAGGTGGTGGGGTTATAATTCTAAATTTTCAGAATGGTAGTATTACAGGTAAAGATGATGCATCTCCGAATTTTACTCCTGTAATACCCTCACCTGCTGTTTACGTTGCTGTGACAGTAGCTATCAACCGCAACAGTGAATTACTTATTTTTAAAGGTGCTGAAGGTAGCCTATCTGATGTCATAAACGGTGTCTTAAATTCATCGACTACCTATGTGGGTAAACAACCTGTAAATACGATTCGAATTTTTACGGTGGTGCTCACATCTACCGATGGGGTAAATGTATCAAGCATATCAAAAGACCTTATTTTTTCATATTTGAATTGCTTGAATTTTAACATACCTGCGAGTCGAGTAAATTATACTGCTTTTGGAACAACGGCTGCCTTTGCAAATAATACCATTTCAACAACGACAGATACGATTATAAAAGAACCTTTTTTAAACGATGTATTTTCGGGTGCCACCCAATATCAAACATCTCGAACATCCGTTAAAGTAGGGGACACAATCGAAATTGAACGTGTGTTAAATAATCAAATTCAAGCCACAACGGTAACAGTAACTAATGTCACTAATGGTCTCTTGAATGATACTGTAGAATTTACACCTCAATTAACGACACCTCACATTCTTGAGTTGAGACCTTTAGCTAAGGTTACAAACCCTACTGTAAATAATCTTTCTCTAGGTTTGTACCAGAAAAACAGAAGGATGGTTTTTGATTCAGGTTGGATCACCGTAAGTTTAGGTTCTACAGGATCCTTCTCTACAGCCGATCAAGGTTGGGTTTGTGATCCGATAAATACAAAACCTATGATTGTTTGGAACTCCACAAAAGATAGCAACAATGTTATCGTTTTATCTGATTCATTTCGTTCTGATGCGGGACAAAGAATTGGAGTCCAAACAAACATAGGTGCATCTTTTATTCGATATGAAATAGGTCCATCAGGGGTGTTCTACAATTTAGAAACATCTCAACTCGTTACAGATGGGTTTATAAGAATTTTCTTGAGAGAGGTTTGATCCGAATGGCAAATATCAGAACTTTAAGTTCAAAGAACAACTCTTCTCAAGACACACGATTATTTTTAAGTGTGGTTTCTGGGTCAGTCGTTAGCCTAGCACCTAGTCGAAGTCAATTATCTGATGGTACAATTAAATTTTCTCGCTTGAGCTTAAATTCTCTTTCGAGATTTCCACGGGACAAATCAGAAAACTTCATAGATCAAGAAACCTTAATTGATTTTCAATTAGGCTTGATATACGGCGGCTATCAGTTATCAAATAATTTTTCTAGCTACATTCCTTCGGCTGGAAAATCTGTTTGCGTTGCAGTTCAGATAGATGAATTCGATAGACTTCGTTTTTCATACGGAAAAGATGATACCTTAACGAATTGCAGAAACGCTGCAAAAAAAGTAGATGTTTCAAACAACATCGTAAATTATGATCCTGCTTTTTCTTTGGTTTGGGTGTGTGTTCTTTCTTCTTCTGATGGAGTGAATCTAGGAAATCTAACCGCTGATGACCTAATTGATTTACGCGTGTTCGCAAACTTAGCTGCACCGACCACAAAGAACCTACAGAATAAACATATCTCGGGAACTATCGACCCTAGGCTCCTTTTATTCAAGGATGCAAATGCAACGCAAACTTTAGTCACGGTCTGTGGAAACTTGAAGTTTTCAAGAAATGAAAAAATTCTATTAAAAAGTAACGTGTCCGCTGGATTTTCAACCGTAGTAGAACAATCTTTGATAGACCTCTCTGGAGGCTCCTACAGCGTCAGACCATTATCGGAATCTGCGACGGCTAAGGCTTTAACAAAAGCAGATGGATCTGACTGGGTTTTAAGTACGGATTATAATTATGGTGATAATTTAAAAACCACCCCTATTTCAGGAAATAAATTATACGGATCTATTGATGGCATCACTCTGTATAACGATGCTGATGGAATCGATGGTGGTGTAGGTGGACGCGAATTATCTGCGCTGAAAACTGATTTAAGATTTTTTGCTCGAAATTTATCGAGCTATTCATCCTACATTCCGTTGAATCGAGAAGTAGCTATCGATCCAGAAGCAGGAATCGTAAAATTTGGTTCCGATTGCTATTTTGGAGATGGCAGACACGGTAGCCTGACTCTGAGTACGGCTGGCTCATATTCACTGAATCAATCGATTGGAGGGACAACTTATTGTCGCGCTCGAAAAGTAAACTCTCTTGTCAAAAAATCATCAAGAGTAATCAGTTACACAGGTACAGATCTTAACTTACTTTCAGGTGATACTGTCATTATTTACACGGCACAAGTATCTGAGTCATCATCTAAAGTTGGAAATTATAGTGTACTAAAAGTTCAAAGCGCATCATCTAATCAAATCACGGTTGATGAGAATATATCGCATAATCAATTAGGTGTAGCTTTCGAATTTGATGGTATTGTAGACAACGTATTTGTGATGACAGTACCTCAGTTTGATAACGTGACTATCGGTAATGGAGTCACGCTTACTTGCGACACTTTTTCATCCACAAACGGTTTTGGTATCGTAGCTTTTCTCGCTAAAGGCACTGTACAAACAACAGGGACTGGAAAAATATCCGCTGATGGAAAAGGTTATCTTGGGGCGACCGAACATGGAGGTGCAGGTCAAAGTTGGTTGATGACATCCTACAACCAAATCCGCCAAACCGCGATCGATACAGGTGGTGCAGGTGGTCAGTTTGGTGTTGATGGGGTCAACGGAGAAGCGGGAACACAAACCATCTCAGGTAATTTTACCGCTATCGCAGGTTATGGTGGTGGTTCAGGGGGCACAGGTGGAGGTTCAGGTGGCGGCGGTGGTTATGCGAGCGTAGGTGGTATCGGTAACACAGGTGGTGTCGCCGGTGCAGGCGGCGGTGGTGGTGGAGCCACATCCATCGGCGTTTCTTTGCCTGTAGGAACATCTTCTGATGGTGGGATCGGGGACAGCGGTTCAGCGGGCATCTCGGGTGCTTCAGGGGGTCCCGGTGGATTCGGTCTTACTGGTGGTTACACTGCCAACGGAGGTCGTGGGGGTGGTTTAGCATCAAATCAATCCACTGGTGGTGCAGGTGGTGGTTCAGCCGGTTCAGTTGATGTTGTGACTCCTTTGTTTGGTGGTGGTGGTGGAGCCGCAGGGCGAGGTGGAAATGGTGGATCTGGTAAATTTGCAGGTGGAACATCAAGTAGTTCAGCCGGAGGATCGGGCGGGGGATCTGTAGCAGGATCCGGAACCACGGGAGTTTCAACGGGTGGAAACGGGGGTGGGCTAGTCCTTATCATCGCTGACGAATTCAGCAATGTAACGATTTCAGCGAATGGTAGCTCAGGTTCCGCAGGAGTTAACGGTATCCAAGGTGGGTCTTCGAGTGCGGGATCTGTTTCAGGGTCTTCGAGTCCTTTAACAGGGCAAGGTCTTGGTGGACACGGTGCAGGTGGTTCATCCGGTGCCGGTGGAGGAGGTGGGGGTGGAGCCGGAGGCACCATCCTTTTATTCTCGCGTCTTTTGAGCGGTACTTTTTCTATTACGGCAACCGGTGGGATCGGTGGGGCGGGAGGTACCTCCGCATCTGGAGCTAACGCTTCATCAGGGGCACTGAACAGCTTCGCTTCCGCAGGTGGTGGTGGTCAAGGGGGAGCAGGGACAGCCTCATCATCTGGTGGTGCGGGTGCGAATGGCAGGGTTAGACTCAATTATTTTTATTACTCGGGGTTTTACCCTTCCGCTGGAGAAGGTGCATCCGCTTGGTCTGTTTCATCACCTGTGGGTTTTTTAGGAAAAATTTCTCGTGTAGATGAAAACAGATATATCAGAGGATCTTACAACTTTTATGATGACAATACTGACTTTGATACAAGGTCTGAAGTCTGCGAAGTAGAATCTTACACGAACGAGATTTTCGGTGCTACAGATGTTGCAGTTACAAACGTAACTTTGAAAAACCCTTTGAAACTATCTCATCGCTGCATAAACGGTGCAGCCGCTTATCGGAACAGACAATCTACTTCAACGGATGCCTTGCTCGAAAAATATAACAGTCGAATCATTTTCGATAGTGGGTTGCTAGGCGCAGGTGCGGGTGGAAGGATTACAGGTGTCAAGCACGGTGTGAATTTAAGCCTCAGTCAATTTACACCGATGGTTTTTGTGTATTTAAGTGATAACTTTTCTAGTTATGACAGATCAAATACCTTAGAAGTACACAGTGGATTTATTTCAAGTAACTTCGTAAACGACAACGAAGTAGTCGGTGTATTCTTGGAAATACAAGAAACCACTTTATCTATCACTACAGGTACAAGCGGTCTATATTACTTGGTGAACAGCAATAGCTACATTACTTCAGGATTTATACGAATTCTGTTCGTTAGGAATTGAAATGAATAAGAAAAGTGAATGGAAAAAAGAACAACCTAAGATTCTAACCCAATTCGAAGGTATCTTATTCCAAACAGCTTGGTTGATGGAACAAGAATTAAAAAAACAAGAAAAGAAACTAAAACAAGTTCAGTCTGTGCTTGAACAGAGTGCGAGGAACGAAGCGGAATGGCGAGCTGGGAAGCAATAACAGGTGGAGCCCTATGGGGCGATATATTTACACCGCTTGCTAATTTCAGCGACGGTTTAAATTCTATATTAAAACCAATTCAAACCATTCTTGGGATTTTGAGATCTATCCTCAAGATTATTCGAGTTTTCTTACTAGATGCTACATCCTTAGTGATGGCTTTGATAAAAACGCTCGTAAAACAAATCACTGATTTCATAAGAAACCTTGGGAATTCTGGGATATTTTTCCTTGCTATAACTTCAGATTGGACAGATGTACCTGCTTTCCTAAACGAATCTCGTGGAGGATTTGATGGGTTTGTTGAGAAAATTGTCAGTAGCCTTGATGATTCTCTCGATCCGTATCGACCCTTGTTTCCATCAACTCAAAAAGTCGGTGGTGTTGCTTTAGGTATAAGTACAGGCAATCTCATGAATGCTCTGAATTTTTTGAGTTTATTTTTTGCTACTTTTCAAAAAAGTTTCGACAGAATTTACCCCGCCCCGACGATCACAGGAGCCGCAGGTAATTCTGTAAATGTTATTCAATTCAACCGACCTTCAACACCATCTAGCTTTTTCACAGGAGTCACATTTATCCTTGAAAGAGCAACCGAGCCTGGGGGTGTTGAAAAAGAGAAAACTGTACAACTTTCTAGCACCAACCCGACTAAAAATGTCACAGCAAAAGAAACAGATAGAGACACTAGCACAGGTCAAGCCAAAACTACTTGGGTTGAAGTAGGTAGCGTTGAATACACTAATACAAACTCAAACGGTGGAGTACCCGCAGCGAATGTACTCCCTGAACAAATTATCTTTATCGATCAAAACAGTGAAGAAGGTAAAGCACCTCATTTAGTCGTTTTTGATCTTTCGAAACAAGCTGACAGCCAAGGTTTACTAGCTACAACTCAAGTTGGTGGAGTAACTTCCGTGACAACGGCGGGTACAAAAGCAGGACCTACGAGTTTTAGAATTTTCGAAACAAAGTTGGGGGGTCAACCTTTAACATTGCCGACCTTAGCGACAAAACAACAAATTACTGAAATTATCCCAGAATCGAATCAATCAGAATTCTTCAAAAGTAAATATTTACCGCTCTCTACAGGTGAAACTGTATATTTAGATTTTCGAGTGAACGGTCTTCCGATTCCGCATGTTTCTAAAAAGAAAGATACAGACACACTTTATATCTCAAGCGCATCAGGGACATCAATCAATTTATCACAAGCTGTTCCTGTCGGAGCTAAAATCGAGTGCTACGCTTATGTATTGGCTTCATCAGGAGAAATTCTTCTTCAGAGAGAATTCAATGCAGGTCATTCATCTTTGTATACCGATGTTAAAAAATTCACCAAAGGTGGGTTAGAGAATGGTAAACCTTATTATTATCGCATTCGTGTAAAAACCCTTATTCCAGATGAAAGCGTTGATGGGGCTGCATCAACATCGGGTGCTGTGTCAAATGAAATCCGTCTAGTTCCAAGACAGGCTTACGCTCCGAACCCATCCCCTGCTTTTTGTTTGAGTAATAACGAAGGTCCTTTCATCATAAAAAGTGATAACAATATATTGAATTTTAAAGTCGGTAGTAAATCTTATCAAGTTAGTTTGCCGCTTTCTAAGAAAAATGTTTTTGCTTCAAATTATGTTGATTTCAGTGACTCATTTGGTCTTTTAATCAGCCCTGAATTTAGCAACCAGACGAATCCTGAAGTGATGGACACTGCCCGTTTGATGTCAGATCGCGTTGAAAGACTTTTTTCTAATACCAATGGTCTGACTTTTTACTATGTAGATGGGGTAGGTAAAAGAAAACTCGTTAATCCAAGTCAATATATTCCTATCGATATCGATGAAGTTATTTCAGAAATTAACAACCAGATCAATGATCCCTCCGTGACCGTAAAAGCCTATAAAAATAGAGTTCTGATTCAAGATAATTCAAAATCAGACTCGGGTAGTTCAATAGAATTTTTATCGGATTGTGCTTCTTTGGGGTTCACTCAGGGTGTATGCATGAATGTCCAAAAGCCTACACCACCGAATTGGAATCGCTTGGCTTTAAAAGATTTTATTCCGCAAATTGGAGCGGCTGCTGATCTCATTGATTCTTTTGTATCTGGAATATTAAGTTCAGCCGAGTCACCGATAAAATCTTTAATTGATTTCATCGATTTGCTCGATGCAAAAATTAAATCAATTCAAGATTTCATCACAAGAATACAAAGCATTCTAGCTATCATTGCGAAATTGAGAATCCAATTACCGAATATCTATAAACTAGAAATACCTGTGTGTAATGGTACCAATGAAATGAGGGCGTACATAGAAAACGCGGTGAGACCTCTGTCGAGTGCAGAGGATTTCGCTATCGGGGTAGTTCTAATCGCAGGGGGGATAGGTGCTGAGGCGACCGTAAGCCTTTTGCATAGTTTACTATGAGTAGATTCAACTATCTTGGGCACCCTACCGTAGATGAAATCGATGACCTCAATGGGTACCTTGATGTCAAATACGATTTAATTGAACAACAAAAAGAAGCTCTCCAACATGAGATCGATAACCTAAAAATCACTTTGAGTAAATATCTCGCTGCGGAATCAGTATTAGCGAAAGAAACTAGGAAAAAACCGAAGCATTATACTTTAACATCCTACACAAAAAACCCTATCCCTTCAGAGGACAGAACCTATTTTGATGTTCATAGGTACGCATCCGTTGAAACAGGTGCTCTTGTGGATACTATCACAAGACCTTGGATTGATCACATCAAAAAAGATCAAGAAAACATCGACTATAAAATCAGAAAAATAAAATACGTGATTGAACAAAAAAGCATACAGATTCAAGTGCTAGAACAACTCCAATCAGAGTTGAAGGATGTGGTTTGATGCAAATGAATAGTTACCAAGAACAATTACTTTCGCAGGCTCAAAATCCAAAAAATTACCCAAACATCCCAACTTTGGCTTTTACAAATTTGGAGAGAGATATCCAAAAAGTTTGGGACACAACCTACGGTGTTAGATTTATTTCTAACGGACAGCCTATACCATATAAGGGTTGGGAAACCGTTCCTGATGGCACCACTGTGCAACTTCTTGTCCTAGCCGTTCAAGGGAAACTGGTATCTAAAAACGGCGCACGCGTTAAAAATGAAGACCCCTTGGCTCGCAACGAGATCGTGATCCTGAATAAGTCTTGGTATCCTGATGAAACTACCAAAGGCTCTAGTTCCGGTTCGAATTCGGTTGAAATGGTTTTGAACACTACAAAAAACATCAACGTAAAAGTCACTATAGACTTGTCAACGGGTACGCGAGCACCTGGAATTTTTGTGGTCAAAGAAGATTTGGTTCAAGAAATAAGTGATATTTTCAACGGATTAAATTACCCATATTTCAAAGACAAACCAATCTTAACATACACTTACAGGAAGAAACCATGAGTACAGATGTTAAGGTCGAAACCATCTGTGATCATCGCATCGTGGAAGATATAGCTTTCCTGAATGATGATATGTTGACTATCAACGTCAGCAGAAGAATAGCTGTATCTAAAAGTTTGGTAATTAAAAGAAACGGTTTCGTGATTTCACCTGATAGCAAAGACTTCGGTTATTACGTTGAAGATGTGCCCCTCATAGGACTCGGTGTAAATCGATTGTCCCAGACTTCGAAAAGGATAAGATTTAAGAAGCCTCTTAAATCAAAAGATGATTTTTTTGAATTGACCTACATCACTGCTCTTGGGGATTGCCCTAAATGTGATGGTAGCTCTCGTTACTTCGATTTTGCGGTAGACTCCCTCGGGCGACTCGTAATTCTAAAAGATAACGAGAAGCTCATGCAAGATATCTCAAAAGGGATTTTGACTGAAAAAGGGAGCAATCCTTACCACCCTTGGTATGGAACCGCTATCAGTGCTCTTGTAGGAGCAAAACTCACCGATTTTCAAAGATTGCAGTTAATTATATCTCAGGATGTTCAACAATTTATAAGTAATACCAAAGACCTACAGAATCAACAGTCTGATGTACAAGACCTGTCTGATAAGGAAAGGGTGGAACAACTTATTTCAGTTCAAACATCTCGACCTGACCCAACGAATCCGACGCTCGTTACTATTTCGATAACTTACAGAAATAGAGCCGGAAACATTCGAGAGATACAAAAAACAGTGGATAAGAGCACATCGCAAATATTTGCAACTGCTCAAGATCAATTAAAAGGTTATAAATAATGACCGTACAAGCACCACAGATAACCTTCCCCACATCAGAACCCACGTTTAGTACGAACCTTTCGTACCTAACTCTCAGCGGTACATCTGATATCGGGGTGACATCGATTCTTATTAACGGAGTCACAGCAGGAACGACCTTCGATGTTAGTGGGAATTGGAGTTGGTCTGGTTCTTTAAGGGCTGGTGAGAATGCATTCGTTGTTCAAGCGATAAGAGACAGCGAATTTTCAACATCGGATTCTGTTTCTGTCATTTACGATGCAGGTTTAGATACTACCCAGTTGGTAGAATTACCTACTGGGGTGCGTCTGCGTCAAGGTCGAAACGTGTGCACTGTAGCCGTACCTCTACTCACAAACACGAGTTTTATTGGGTTCAATTTTTACGGGTCAGAATATCCTGGTGGGGGATCGACGGGTTACACACTACTCAACTCAGCACCACTCAGCAACGTCGTGTTTTTTGAAGATCAAAGAACAGTTTTAAGTAGAAGCGTGACAAAAGAAGGTACAAACGAAACGACAAAGGTGGTTGAAAAAGTTGAGCGAATCAACTTCACTGAATTCGAGCATAATCGTTTGAATCAGCCTTTAGGTAACACACCTATCACTGAAAAAAACCATTACGTTGTCACCACTGTAATTTTCGACCCTTTCAATAAAGTGCTGCTCGAATCTGGTTACAGCGAAGAACTTTCGGGTACCCCGATCGTTGTGGATACGCGATTAAAAGAAATCGATATTCGAACAGAGCAAGATTTCCGTTTGTCTTTAATCGATCAAATGCTTCAGGCAAACCCAGATCTTGATCTTAAACCAGGGCAAGTTTTGCGAGATGTGGTCATCGACCCTGCATCTAGTTTGTTTGCTCGAATGTTTACCATCCTAAGATTCATAAATACATCGCAGTCATTTCCTACACTACTTGCATTTGATGACGCTGATGGTGATGAAGTCTCTGATCCAGTCTTAATAAGCACAGCAAAAAACGCGCTCCGACTTGCGCTCCTTGTACCAGAAGACAGTGCAGATTTAGTGCAGCAACTAATAGACTCAGCGTTTGATAAACTCGCAGGGAACGTAAATAAAGCTAGACTACCTGCCCGTGAAGCTATTGGTGAAGTAACCGTTTATACGAAAAGAAGACCTGATAAAAACGCCACCGTGCAAGCAGGAGCTATTCTCGAAACTCTAGCTGATACTGTAAACAACGTCGCTTCTGTGCGTTTTGAGTGTCTGTCTGGGTTCCTTTTGCGGGTTGCTGACCTTGATAACTACTACAACTCAAGTAAAAACCGCTACGAATTTAGAATTCCGATTAAAGCATCGGTAGCAGGTACTACAGGTAATGTAGAAGCCGGAAAAATCGTAACCCCTGTATCCGGATTTGATTCCATCTTCGGGGTGGTGAATGAATTCGCTACGGCTTTCGGAGAAGATCTTGAATCCAACGCAAGCCTCGCTAATCGAGCCGTGCTTGCGTTCATGTCAGTAGACTCAGGCACAGAGTCAGGATACTTCTCGAATACTGTTTCCGTGAAGGGTGTCACCCGTGCGAAAATTGTAAAAGCAGATGACTCTTTGATGCAACGTGACTTAGACCCCTACCGAGAAATACATAATTTCGGTAAAGTTGATATTTATGTACAAGGTAAATCTAACCGACAGGTCACGGAAACTTTTGCCTTCGCTTATAGAAAAGTAAAAGATGAACAGTTTTTTATTCAAAATAAAAACTTCTATAGATTGAGAACAATCAATCCTCTAGTTGATGAAGATCATCCAATCTTCAAAATCATAGAAGTAAAAAACATCAGCCGCAATCTCGTTTATGATCTGACAAATGCGTACGTTACAAACGATGGGAACGTAATCGACCTCGATGAAACAAACCTGACTAACCAACTGGTTGGACTTGGGATCAACGACATCATCAGAGTTACCTACGTTTATCGAAGAACTGATAACGTACAGTTAGACAACCAACCCGTTGAGAGGATCATTTCGGTCTCCGGATCTAAATCAAGTGATTTAACATCAGCCAATTTTGAACTGATAAGAAAAGATGACCCTTTGCTACTCGGTCGTTCTACATCAGCAAGAGATGAAATTAAATTCGATTACGCAAACGGTATTCCAAATGCTCAAATGGAAGTTATCTCAGGTGAAACTGTAGTTTTAATTGGAACCCAAACTCAATATCTTGCGAGTGTGGGAGTAGATACATCCACGCTAGTCATCAAAAACGAAAGTGGAGTTGAATACACGCTTAACACTGACTACGAGATTGTTTTAGGAACGATCAAGACTCAAACTGGGATCAAAAGAACAAGCGATTCATCAATACCATCAGGATCTTCCGTTTATGCTTCCTATGAAGCAGGTGAGTTGATGACTGTCACTTATGAAATCAACGACATCCTCACTACGGTACAAGATAAAATTGATAACATGCGGCACTTAACCGCTGATGTCGTTGTTAAATCAGCTCAACCGACTTACGTTGATTTAGAATTCACAGTGTCTCTAACTTCAGGATCCGATGCTGTTACAGTCGACAGAAATATTCGAACATCGCTCACCAACTTCTTGGCGAACGCAAAATTAGGTCAGAGTATTTATCAGTCGGATATCATTTCCGCAGTGGAAAAAGTAACGGGAGTCCAGTTCGTGGTCGTGCCCCTTACGAAGATGGTAAAGAGTAGCGGTGTTCAAGTGATACGTGAACTTATGACAAACCCTCAGTTTCAAGTTTATCAAACTGGAACAGTTACAGCTTACAAGAGTATAGAAAAACTCGATTCAAAAACTATTGAAAAAGGTGGTCCAGACAACGAGTTTAGAGGGATTTTTGAAAATGATTTCCTTCTTTCTATGCAAGAGACCGACACCACAGTAGCGGGTGCTGAAGGTCGAGGCTACATCAACGAAGATGGTGAATTAGTTGTATCCACTAGAAAGGGTTCAGACCCTAATAGTTCGAAATGGACGGTAACCTATGTAGTAGGTCAAGAGACAGGAGCAAAAGATATTTTGATATCCGAAATCGAATACGTTCAGATTAAAACTCTGAAAATTACCTACGCTAATACAGGGCAGGTATTGTCATGAGTTTCGGAGTAAATAAAGGAATAAACGACACCTTAGAAACACGGTTAGCTGTACTTGAAAAAGCTAACTTGATGTTGAATTCTCTTTTAGCCTCTCTCAGTTCAGTTTACGTTAGATCTAACTCATTCGCGCTATCAACAACTTATCTCAAAGCGATCGCATTCGAAGCTGCGCGAGTGATCGTAACGGCTGAAGGTGTTTACAATGATTTAATTTTCAAAACAACTAGACCTGAGTTTATCTTTCAAAATATTCAGTCATTTTTGTTTTTGAATTCGAATTACACCCATACAGAAGAAGATGATGTAGCTTTACGCTCATTCCTTTTGGCTTTGATACAGTGTTACTTTCAAGGCGCTACGAAACTTTCTATTCAGAAAGCCCTCGAACTAGCTATTGAAAATCAAGCCAACGTCGAATTGCAAGAAATGTTCATCGAAGGTCGAGGTAGCGATAAGATTGAAGACACTGTGCCCTTGATGCACAGGTTCCTTGTTTCCGTATTCGTTGCAAACTCTACGATGGACATCGTAAAACTTCAAAGCTCAATCTCATTCTTGGCTGGGTTAGTTAAACCCGCGCACACATCTATTTCGACACGTTTCGTTTTCCTCGATCCGGAAGATGCAATCGGTTTTGCTAATAATTGCGTACTCGTAATCGACCCTGAAACAGGAAAAACCATCGTAGGATCTGATGGGTTTGAATTGACTCAGAAACTCAGAGACAACGCGATTTGCGATGTCTTCAACTTATCATTTTTTGATTATGGTTACGCAGATCTAAGAAAAAATTGTCTAGCTACTCGACAAGAAACCGTGATTCAGGAAACACCCTACGTTTTTGAATCGAATAAAATTAAAACCCGCTATGGTCCCATTTCAAACGGGTCAAATGGTATCCTTGATGATAAATCTCAAGTAAAAGTTTTCGTGAATGGTGTCGAAGTCCAGATCGCATCGATCGAGGCTTTGAAAGGTATCATAACTTTAGTCAACCATGTTCCAAAAAACGCTGAAGTCAAAATAGATTATTCTTATCTAACAAGGCACTTCGAGTATTTTACTATCAACAACCTAGACACCGTTTTAAATCAATTCGACCCTTATACAGAAACTATCCATACATCTCGGTATTCATCTGTATTGTGGTCGCTTGAAATAGATGTTCCACCAAGACAAGAGCAAAGTTGTCTCTACAGATATTCAGCTTTCGATTCATCAAACTCTTCTTTGTTGAATGACCCTAACACGCTTCTATTCAACAAAATTTCCGTTCGGGATAAGCTGAACGACTACAGCATTTTCAAAAGCTACGGGTACGATGATGGTGACTACATCGTTGAGTTGAACTACGGTGTGCCTCTTTTCCCTCTGAAATTGGAAAAAACTTTAGTTCCTCAAGATGATGTCATCTTGTTGTTCAAATTAAATGACCCTCTAAGTTTGATGAACACTCTCACGCACAATCTTGTCGGAGGTCGAACGAGCCACCAAGCAATCGGCTCTAACCTCAGAAGGGTTTACGCAGACTTGCAAATAGAATCATCTTGTAACGATGGTGCAACCGATGTGTTAACACCTGTGTGTGAAGATGGATTGGATCTGTTTTTCGATTACTCATCAAGCACTGATGTTTATAAAGGAATCGAAAAATCCGTTGATGAAGTTTTGGTTCTCAATAACACAGGTTATATTCTTAACAGATTCGAACTGTTTTTTCCAGTCGAAATTGCGCAAAATATCAGCTTCTCAAAAATTGATTTCAGTCAAAAAGATTTAGATACATACGCTCTTATAGATGAAGTTATTTCAGGGTTCCATCAGGATATTGGTTGGTCTGAACTTGATTACCGAAATAAAGACCCTAACCAAATGATCCTTAACTCTTCTTTAAGTCAAATCGGAGCTACTGGAAGTTTGATACCTCCCAAACCAGGCATAGCTCTATTCCAAGATCTCGATTGGAATATTTCTTTGTTTGATTCCGATAATTTCTTGTTGCCTCGATTTGTGCTCAACGACCATAGATCTCGGTTGAATAGACCTGATAGTCAATTTTGCTATATCCGACGTAGACCTGGTAATAACGACCAGTATATTTCAGACTTTTTGATCGAATTCGGAAGACAAGAAACTCTACCCGTTTCATTTGAAGAAATCGTAAATATTCCTGATGAACGCGAGTTGATTGAAATAAATGATTTCAATCAAGAATTTCCAATTACAGGCTATGAAGAAATCTTCAAACTCAACATCGATTTATACCCAAGTGAAGTTGTGCCTCAACCGACCGAGCAAAATCTATCTGGATTCAGTTTCAGATTCCAAGAAGGATTTCCAAAAGGTCAAGTCGTTCTTTATCCTTACTTCCTTGCTCACTTCGCACCTATTTTCGAAATTCTGCAAACCCAGCATTTCACATTTTCAGGTGCAGCATATAGAGAAGACTTTACACCTATCGGAGATGAGAACACTCAAACAAATCTCGAATATGAAACGGGTGATGGTGGTAAGATTTGGCAAGAACCGAAGATTAACACCTATCAAGAGTTTCTCAACAGTTTCGGTTTAGATTTGCGACCATCTGAAACTATTCAACCACCTCAGATGCAAATGTCAGCCGGATTCGATTTTAACCTACAGGATGGTTTCGCTCGTGGACACATCATTCTGTACCCATACTTCATGGCAAATTTTGCACCTATATTTGATATTCTGCAAGAAGAAAGAATCGTTCTTTCCGGACCTGTTTACTCCGAAACATTTGCAGCTATTGAAGACTTGTATATGAATTGTTTCAATCCGAAATTTTCTGAAAAAGTCCCTACGATGAAAGAAGAACTTCGAGATGTGGATTTATTAGTGATGACTCCCTCATCGAATAATATAATCCCTTCTGATAATCTGATTTCTAAATTTGATACTGTGCGACCATTCGATGGAATTTCAGGCGGTTTTTAATTAAGTAGTATTTGAAAACGTATTTTTAGGAGAATTTAGTCATGAAGAAACCAAGTCAAGAATTTATCAACCAGCCGACTGAAAATTCAGCAGCGGGTTTCGGTTTAATTGAAAACGAGCGCCCTCAATTCGGTCTTGAAGGTCATCTGTTCGCAGAGATGCATCATCGTGATGGTCGCATCGAGCACCGTGACCTTGGTAAGAATATCATCGTTAACTCAGCATCCATTTTACTCGCACGGTTGGTTAAAGATTCAACCGACCCTGCTTATGGTGCTTTTGGGTTGGCTGTAGGACTCGGTGGTGCATGGGATGTTTTGAACCCACCACCTGCGACTGCAAGCCAAACTCAGCTTGAAAACGAATTGACTCGAAAAACTTTCCAGTCGGTTAACTTCATCAACGCGGGCGTGGTTGTTTCTTATCCGACAAACGTCATCGACTTGACGACGTTCTTCAACGAATCGGAGGCTGTCGGTGCGTTGATGGAGATGGGCTTGGTGGGTGGGGATGCTTCTTTGGCTCCTAACACTGGAACTTTAATCAACTATCGTACTTTCGCGGTCATCAATAAGCCTAATACAGCGACCTTGACCATTACCTGGAGATTGACGTTCTAAGTCTCTGATATTACAACACTTTTTAATTTAGTGCGGATTCTAATGAATTCGCACTTTTTATTTTTTATTAACAAAAACAATTACTTAAATAGATAACGCTAATTGTTGGAATAAAACTAGGTTGAAAATGTAATCAGAAGAATTTATTTAATATTCATGAGAGGTAACCCCATGCTTGTGCTCACGAAGAAAACCCTCGGCTCTCATTTAGAGACAGTAGAGCGGTGTTTCATCGAAGCTGAGGGGAGTGTCCAAGGCACTATCGAGCGGCTAAAGGCGCAAGATTTATCGTTATCAAAAACATCATTTTATAGAATTTTAACCTCTGCGGGGTTTTTTGAACGTCCCTCTGTAGCTCAAATAAAATCTCGTTTCGATGCACTCAAGTCGTTTCTTTTGTCTTTAGACACCGCGAGTAAAACTATCCCAGAAATTATTGCGGCGTTGGAAGGTGCAGGGTTCGAGAAAATGAACCAGCCTCATCTTCATGGATATTTGAGAAGACTTGGGTTGAAGTATAAGAAGTGTGACCCTGCAAAGAAGGTTTATCTGAACCTAAATCGCGAGCGTAGGGCTCCCCGTGGTCGATCAGAGATCAGCCAATTCGTCGCAGAAAAAGGTTGGTCGTTAGAGACTATCCATGATCCCTTAAATGTGGATTTGTCTGTTAAGGGTAAAATCTTGAACCTTTACTGCCCGCAAGGTCACTTCAAAAGAACGACCCTTTCTAGGTTTTTTGAAAAACAAAATTGTTTGGCGTGTTCAAAAGAAAGCAAACGGGCAGACTATGAACAAAAGATGCGAGAACACTTTGCCTCTTTGGGAATGAAGTACAACGAATCTGAGGGTCAAGAGGTTGTTGCTGTTTGCTCCAAAGGGCATGAGTTCAACGTCCTATTTTCTAATTTCAAGAAAAACAATTCTTGTCCTGAGTGTTACTTCGAAAGAAAAGGGTTTTCTCTCGCGGAAGTTGAGATAGTTGAATTTTTGAAGGCTCACTATCAGGGTCCAATAGATGTCAGAAACAGGCAGGTCATACCACCTCTGGAAGTGGATATTTTTTTACCTGAGCTGAAAATCGCTATCGAGTACCACGGTTTATACTTCCACTCGTTTCACCCGAACAGGCATTTACAAGACGTTCGCTGTAAATTCAAAACCGAAGATGATGCGAAAACCTACCACAGAAAAAAACTTGATGCTTGCAAAAACAAAAGCATACGCTTGATCTCTATTTTTGAAGATGAGTGGTTGTTTAAGAGAAACATTTGCGAGTCAAAAATAAAAAGTCTTCTTGGTAAATCTGAGAGGCTGTATGCGAGAGACCTAGAACTGCGGGAATTGAACACCGAAGAAACTAAAAAATTCATGGATGCTAATCACCTGCAAGGCTTCCGTGGCGGTTATACTATAGGTTTGGTGCAAGGTGATATAGTTTACTGTGCGATGACCTTATCAAAGCCTATTCGAAGCCATACAGCCGCAAATAAGACGATTGAGGTAGGTCGGTTTGCGAGTGCGTGCGGTTACAATGTTGTAGGTGGATTCAGCAAGATACTGAAAAAAGCGAAGGTCTGGGCAAAAGAAAAAGGTTACCTGATTTTGAAAACTCATTGTGACCTAAGATGGGGTGTAGGGGCAGTATATGAAAAGACAGGGTTTCGTAGGATCGGTGAAACCAAATATACGCCCCATTATGTGAAATCGCTGAAACGGTTTCGCAACCAGTCTCTCAAGAAGACAGCGGAAGAACGCAAATCAGGTAAAACAGAAAAACAACTTAGATTTGAACAAGGTTATAGCATAATCTACGATTGCGGTCATTCGACTTGGGAAATTTATCTAAAATAGAAAGTCGGTGTGTTGCCGATAAATGTCTAATTTTCATTAGCTCAAGGAGGAGTTATGGAACAGCTTATTGCATTTATTTCGGAAATTTTATCAACTGTCGGTGGATGGAAGGGTATGCCTGTTCAATTCATCCTGTCAGGAGTTTTGGCTCTAGTTGTTTCTAGTTTGAAAGTCGATTTCATTCGATCTTTGCTTTGGGACAAACTTGGAGAGGCTAAGGTGCTGTTGGCACCTGTACTTGCTCTTCTCGGTGCGCTCGTAGCAGTGCAACCTTTCACATGGGCAACTGTTTGGGTCGCTTTGTCGACTGGTGCGGGTGCGATTGCTTTGTATGAAATCGTGAACGCTGTCAAAAAGTTACCTTTTATTTCACCAGCGGTTTCAAAAGTTTTGGATATTGTAAGTCTGTTTTTCAAGAAAAAGTAAGTTTAGGTGGGTAATCTATGAAAAGTAATCTCGCTACGGCAAAATCTGTTTATGGGAATCTTAAAAGTTGGTTTTACAGGATTGCAGCTTTACCTGCAAAAGATTACCCACCCGCAAGTATCGCAAAATGTATCAGAATTTGTAAAGAAGTAGGTCGTGATGACCTCGCTGAAAAAATCATGGATGGTTGGAACAACTGCTTTGTTAAGTACAACTCCAAGATTTTGATGGCTCGTACAGAGAACAACGCTTGGGCTGCTGCTCAGATGATCGGCGCTCGTTCGGTCCAGAAAAATGTTTTCGGTGGTAAAGAATTTATGGCTTGGTTGGATTCTCAAAAAGAGCAAGCTGTAATCCCACCCGCTGTTGCAGCGGAAGCTAAGAAGATTGATGTGACCGAGGCTCCAAAGGGAGTACCTGCAATCGCTCTACCGAAGCCTCAGGAGACTGTGGAAGATTGGTCGGCTCAAGCAGAGAAAACCAAAGAATACCTCAGCAAAGTCAAGGAAGCTCTCGCTGATAATCAGAAATTCATCCAAATGCTTGAGGGTGAAATCTCGGAGACTCGCCGCAAAATCGAAGACTACGGTCCAGGTGGTTCCAAGGCAGTTACCAAAGATGGAAAGCCTCACAAGTTTTCTTTGCGTATCAAGAAGTGGGAAACTGACCTTTCGGTATACGAGACAAAACTCTCTGAAATCAAAGCAAGCCTTGGGACAGTGCAGAATAAATTTCAGGCTGCTGAGGCTAACTACAAAACAAGTCCTGCTTGTACAGTAGCCTATGAAAAAGAGGCTCAAGATTCTCTTGAGGGGGTTCTTGAAATTCTTTTGAACATGAAGGATTTGAAAAAGCAGAAAGAGATGCTCGGCAAATTCAATGACATGGTGAAAAAGATGCAGAACGAAGACAAGGTTGCGAGCATGAGCCGCGATGCAGGGTTCTGGGACACAATCACCGATGCATTTGATTCAGTCGTTTCATTCTTCACATCCGCATGGAAGACTCTTAACGCTTGGGTGAAGTCTTTGTTTGTGAGTGTAGATAAATTTGATCACATCGCAACGGATGTAGGTCGTTACTGATTCAAAAGCCTCACTTCGGTGAGGCTTTTTTTATATCTTCTAATATCGATATCTTGGCGACTATCTCTCGGATATCCATCGCAGCATCAGCGATCCCGTGCCAGTCCTCTTGCTCAACCTTGAGCAAAAGATATTCAACCATCGACTTTTTTTGTCTTAACAAAATTTCTAACATATCTGTCATAATAAATCCTTTAATTTATTTATAATATATAAGATAGATGGAGTTATAAACTATGAAACAGTTAAAATTCAAAGATTTGCCCGTAAAACTTCAAAATCATTTGAAATCAAGAAAGTACAAGAGTCGACAAATTTCAGTGTCTTTTGGAAATTCTGTAAATTTATCCCCAAACTTACACGCACCTGAATACGATAATTTCGATTACTCTTATGTTGATTCATTTAATTTGAACACAGGTAAGAGTGATTTAGATATCAATTCGCACCTTAAACAAGACTTAGAGAAAAAAAATATCGCTGAAGATCAAGTCGTGATCACAGGTGACCGTTTACATGGTTATGCTGCTTTGATGATGACTGAAAGCACATTCGATAAGAATTTTGGAGACCTTGCAACAGTTTCAAAAATGTTGACAGGTAGTGCAGATAAATTAAGGCAACTAGCTGAGAGCATGAACAAGCAAGCTCATAAGGGACCTCAATTTAACAGAAAAAGACCAGGTAGTCTTTATGATCGAGGTGCCGCTGATTCTTATTACCACCGTGCACGCAAACCTCATTGGTACCCGAACGGTACAGGTAGTTTACCGATGGTGGTAGATTTGACCCACGATGAAATCAAAGAATACAATGAGGGTTATGATGATAACGAAAGCAGTGGTATTAAGAAAGAGTGGGATTGAATAGTCTAGTAGTTGACATAGCTTCTTAGTTTACTATTTCACACAACCTATAATCGTTGTGTGAAAAAAATCATCAGATGGTATGAAAACCAAATACACATCGACAACTCTTTGTCCAAAGAAGAGCAAACCAAGCAGATATTTTCCATACTCAAAAATCTCCGCGATGAGCGTTGTCGCGATGCGAAAAACCTCGATGAAATTCTGAAATACGAATACGCTTACATTTGCGCTGCGTTGAACATGCGAAATCGAGTATGGGAATATAACCTGATGGATTTCAGTCGGCGGGTAGGTGAGTTCTGGGAATCTTTCTGCAAAGCGGCTTTTAGAAACGCTCCTCTGAAAATGTACAAGCCACCTGCTTTCGAGATCGTTCGAAATCAACTAAAAATTCCATCAAAACTGCAACCTTTAGTCGGAGACGTGAACCTCAAGCAAGATGTTTCGTTTCATCATAACAGAAGGCTCTATGTTGTAGATCTCAAAGGTAGCTTCAATTCAAATGAAAAAGGTCATATCGAGCGGCTTGTGCGGGTTGGAGTGGTCTACGGTCTGTGGAGACCTCGCTCCAAAAGATTGATCTTGGTCAGAGAACCTGATGATAATAATCATTATTACCTTCAAAAGTTATCATCCTGTTGGGAAGTCTATTCCGGCACACACGCTTATGAAAAAATCAAGGAAATCACGAACGTAGACTTAAAAACTTGGGTCGAGAAAAACGTAAACTTTCAAAAGCACCTAGATGACAAGATATTGACGGTCATTCGTGAACAAAAACTTGAAAAGTATCTGATGTGGTGAAAAAATAGTCATTAGTCAAATACAAGGAGGTATTCTTATGACTAAGAAGTCTGTTTCTAAAGTAAGTCGTTCTGTTCGCCCAACCGCAAAACGTAGTGACGCCAAAAAGGTAGCTACGAAATCCGCTGCCCGTAGTACACCATCTCGTACAGAAGAGCAAACTCGGGGTGGTGGAATTTTTCGTCAAATCGTTGAATCAGTGATGCAACAACGAAAAATGTTCACTTCAGAGGACATCGTGATGCAAAGTCAAGCATCGGATCGTCACAGCCGTCGTACTCTAGCTTTTTTGGTAGAGAACAACGCTCTGAAGGTGAACCGTGATGAGCGTCCCTACCGTTATCAAATTGCTTCACGCGAACAACTAAAGCGTTTCGCTAAATAAAAAAACGCGGTAGATTACATTGAGCCAAAGGTATCATTAAGTACCTTTGGCTCTTTTTTTATTAGCTATAATAAACACATGCAAAATCTTTTCAAAAATGTAGTGATTGATATCGCATCAACTTTCAAACCGAAAAGTTTTTTTCTTTATGATATCATCTTATGCACAAATGAATTTGATGAACTTTTTACCTTTTTAGATAAGTCCTACGTGCATAAAGCCCCTAGTCTTAGTGCGCTAGTCCGTGATTTATACGGTAATAATTGGGAACCATTATTTAAAGACCTTTACAATTTCAAGACCTCAGCCGAAGGTCGACCTTTATCTTTATTTTTGAATCCGAATGATTACGTCACATTTTTAGGCAAATTCGTTTCTAGTGTGTTTCCTGAATTATCTGTGGAGCACAAAGCTCGGATCATCAAGGCTGTTTGTGATGACACGCGGTACATCAAGAGTTTGATGTATACAGGTGAGAGAAGAAAGGCTTATCTGGAATTGAAGCCGACTCAAGATAAAATCATGCAAGCCGCAGCACAGGAGCCGTGTAAGCTACCTGAGCAATTTGCAGATGAAGTCTACTTCGATTTCATCTTAGGTCATCATCTCAATGAGCCTCAAAGATTTTTTAACAGAGTTTTCAAAAGTTTGAAGTCCATCGCCTACCAAGAGTTCCGCATCAATTTCATGTTAGGTGCTGAGAATCTACGTACCTTGTTTTCGTTTGACCTTGACACTTCTTTAGAAGAATCGATGTCTCAACCATTCTTGAAATTCAGTTTCGATGATTCGTTCGAGATAAAATCTTTTTACAGCGATCCTGAGGGTGAAGACGTCAAACAATTTATAGAGAAATACGGTGTTCAATGGATCGAACAATTCAATCCGTACAAACCTGTATTGAAAGCGAAGGTCGAGGATAAATTCCCTGATTATCCTAAAATTTTTACACCTGAAATGATCGATGAAAAGTATTTGTTAGAAATTTGTGACAAGCCTCTTGAAGTAAAACAGATGATCCAGAGGATTTCGAGAGAGCCCAGTTTCTCTAAAATTTTTAAATTTCCGCTTTTAGCGGAGTGGTTTCGATTCTATGAAAACGGTGTACGAATCAAAATAGCATGATGTTCGCGTGGCTTTTTTCTAAAAAGTCATCTTTATCACCTTGCTTCACCCAAAGATTTACTTCCTTGATGCTTTCTGAATCCACAAATGTGCTTGAGAGATCTATACCTGTGAAGCTGATAAAAGTTTGCGTAATCTGTTCATCCAAGTAATTTTCATAATCTCGATTTCTCTTCACTAATTCAGACAAAGCGAACCGAGAAGATTTTTTATCGGGAAATACAATTCTGTTTTCTGTTCTCAGGTATTGAAAACTAAAAAGATAAGACAGGTCATCGAAGATGTCTCTTAAAACATCGACTGCGTGCTGGCGTGTTTGGTAGTTGTTAAAGCTCAGTGTTTGAATGGTACATTCAATAGTGCAATTTCTGCCTTTGTAGAAAAAAGATGTTTCTTGAGGATAGAATTTCAACGGGCATGTGAATGCACTCACATTCGCGTAACCAGACTCGTACCTGAGGCAAGTGTTTGGGTGGATAATTAGAATCTCACCTTGCTCAGTCATCACTTTCTGAGAACCTACATCGAAAGTAACTGAGCCTTCGTTGATGAAAATGAACAAACTTTCTTCTACTTTATACAGTTCATCTTTAAGAGATATGTGCTTTATATTGTTGAAATCAAAACAATAAAAAGCAGGGTCGTTATAATCTAATTCCTTCGATTTAAGTAAATCGAAACCATCTATTTTGAAAGATTTGCTGTCAATAAAACCGATCATATTAGAAGCCCCAAAATACGTCTTTGCAATTCTTTAGTTTTCTCATCGACATCTGGTTGGTCTATCCAAATTGTCACAAAAATAGAATAGTCTTGACCGAAAGCAAACTGTAAACCGCAGTCTTCCCCACCGAAAAAATCATCAGTTATGGTTATTCTGTAGTCAGGGATAATTTTAATAAACTTTTCACAATCTGAGATACTTCGAAAGGCTAATGTAACTTCTCTGTTATCTTCATCTTCAGGGTGACCTTCGCAAGATGAAACAGTCACCAAACCACGAGACAGACACGCTAGTACAAGATCAGCTACACCTTTTTCGACATTTTCTAAAAAGTCTAAATTTTTAGGAGAAACGAATCGACCTATATTGTCACTGTTAGGCACGATGATACGACCTGATTCCGAAATATGATTTTTCATAATAAACCTAGCATTTCATACACTAAAAACTCATCTCGTACATCTGGTGGTATCAATCTCAGGTCATACTCTTTCAATCGAACAATCTCTCTTTTTATCTTATCATAAACCATCCAAGAACCGTGATAACGGAATGGGTAACAACCATAATTATCAGTGTTTTCTAAAAAATGATAGGCACCTCTCCGTTTAGATTCTTCTACAATCCATTCTACAGGTTCCGTGTGAGCTTCACCTGATTTTTGTTTCAAAAAACAGTACAAATTTGCAAGTTGGCGGTTGCAGAGATTATCCCAAATCTCTACTTGCCCATCATCGATACGCCAATACCAACGTCCATAATCGTGCTTTGTTTTCATATTACATATTCTAGGGGATACATAATGGATACTCTAATTATTGAGGTCGGTGGAAAGCTGACAGCTTTGCACGATGACCAAACCACAACGACTGATGTGAGTGATGCTGCACCGACCCTTTTATTTGAACCTTGTGAATTAGCCGCTAAAGTGACTTTGCGAGATATATTCCTTTTGATCGAAAGACATATCGATGTTTTCGACAAACTTTTAGGTAATTGGTGCAAGAAATTAACTGAAGAAGCATTGTCAGCAAGAGATTTTGAGCCTGTATCTGAAATCCAATATCTGGAGTTGATGTTTTATCTTGAATTAGATGATGGCAATCTTTACGGGATGGATCGACCTGATTTCCACGGGGTCGGTAAAAACCAAGAGGACTATAGCATCGTATTTTCACCCACCTACCAAATTGTCGACTTGCCTCTTGTTTTAGGTGGTGTCAAAACTCAATCGGGTGAAAAATATCAAACTACATTCACTTTAGGTAAAATACTACACGGCATTTTATGGGAATTATCGTTTTACGGTGCACCAAAAGACCGCGATGAGAAGGCACAAGAAATATCAAAGTTCTCTGAGTTATTTAAAAGCGGCTCTTTCGACTATGAAGAGTTTTTCTCTGATGACGAGTGATAATAGACTACTGTGAAATAAGATTATGGCTTGGTTACAAGAACTAATAAAAATCATGGGCGAGTTTTTTGGTTACATCTTAGTAGGTGTAATGAGTGTGGCTTTGTTAAAACTCAAGAAAGCCTATGAAGAAAAATCAAGCTACCCATCCAAAGCGATTGAAGCATCTTATAGAGTCAGAGAGATCATGACTGAAGTAAGAGCTTGTTTTGATGCAGATCGAGTCAAAATTTTCCAATTCAAAAACGGTGAATTTTATACAGGCGGTGCTTCAGAGCAAAAAATGGTCATCACCCATATCGTCTCACGGGTTGGAGTTGGATGCACCGAGGGTATTCTAAGGTTCCAACAAGTTCCTGTTTCTCTTGTGGGTTCTTTTTTGAAAAGATCTTTAGATCATAAAATAAATATCATAAATGTTGATGACATCGAGGAAGATTCCGTTTTGAAAGGGTTCTTTTTGATGAACGGTACTTCAACTGTGATGACTTGTCGGATTCAAAAAAACAGGCAGCTTGTTGGGTTACTGGTTTTGACTTGGATGGATCACAAGAACATAAAGCCGAAAGAAAATGATCTCCGTGAGTTGGATACATTTATAGCGATTTTAGAAAAATTGATTTGAGAGCGAGTTAAAATGAAACAATATTAGAAGAAAAAAAGCCACAAATTTGCAAATGTACTGATTGTCCAAGATGAAACTGATAAAAAGAAATATATGACTTACGATGGGGATAGGTGGGTTGAAATGAAAAACAAACAAGCAGACAAATCACCGCAAAATAGGTTAAGGGGCATCGCAAGTCGCTTGAAAAATGATAAGCCTAAATCTCCTGATTTGAATGATGTTTATCAAGAGTACCCGTATGCAAACGTGGACAAATTCTTGCTTGATTTCAGAGATGCATTTGAAAGCGGTAACCAGCAAAAGATTTAGGATTCCTACAAAAATCTCACAAGTTCCATCCATTATTTAGGAAAAGCAGTTGGAATTAAATAAATTAGCTGACCCCTTTTAGTGTGGACGGACTAAAGGGGTCTAAAACTATATCATTTTCATTTGACCAAGATGTGCCCACTTTTTCGGAAGATACATTTTAACCTCTTTAATTAAAGGAAACGAATTTCTTTTTTTTGGCTGGGCTTCATCATGAAATCTGCTAAAAACAAACGCGACAAAGGCTCAGAACACGGAGAAAACATGAAGATTTCAAAAATTCTGAAATCCTGTTAAAAATCGGGTAACTTTTGTCTTACTCGGTGTGGAGGGAATACCTTGCTATAATTAAGTATTTATTGATTAACGGTAAAAGGGGATTTTATGAGCGACTCAAAAAAAGATTACAAAGTTGGAGAAAGCATGATGTCGAAGTTATTGTCAGAACTAAGGAAAATTGAAGCGAGTTTGAAGATTTCAAAAATTCTGAACGCAGGGTCAGTCGATTACGACGAATATATCAAAGCTCACCCTAAGTCTAAAAAACAGCGTAACGACCCTATTTTTAAAAGCGATAAACAAGAAAATTCAGTCAAGGGCAAGCATACAGATGGTGATGTCATCGCTCATGCAGATAAAAGACTAGGTGAGATGAAATCAAATCTGACTCAAAACTATGGTGGAGCATATTTGGTTGAGGGCACGGGCGATTTAAGCGAAAGAGCGAATCTTGAAGATGCGCGGTACGCGGTTACCAACTCAGCTAGAGAAAAAAAACTCGAAGCTGCCGGAGTTTCAATGAAGCACGATGACTTCGACAGAGAAAAGCATATCAGCGCGTTGAAATATTTGCATCACCACGGTTTGCATGACAGCCCTACAGCTAAACATCTTCAAGGTTTAGTTGATAAAAACAAAGATGAATATAAAAAAGTTTATAAATCGATCAGTGATAAAGCTCAAAAAGCCGTGGATCGTGAAGAGAACGAACTTGTCAATTTCAAGGGGGGACACCAAAACCGATTCCGCCATTTGACTCAGAATTGGACTGAGAAAGACCAGTTGAATCACTATAAAGGTGTCCTGAAAGCAAAAGAAAACCACGATGCACTGGGTAAAAAATTAGGTTTGGCTTAAAGAGTTAAAGGCATTTCAGAGACTATCGGAGCCGCTGAAAACGAACCCACTAATCCAAAACTTTGGGCAAAGATTCAGAAACTTACGATAGGCAGCGAAGATTTACAAAGACCTTGGTGGTGGTTGGAAAAAGAAATCTCATCTCCTACAACCGTCCCTTTCGAAATAAACGGTAGGTTATGAAATCTGCTAAAAACAAACGCGACAAAGGCTCAGAACACGGTGGATTAGACGCTTGGTTCAAAGGTCATGGGCAAGGGAAATCCAAAGCCAAAGGGAAAGCCCCTTACGGTGATTGGGTTGCTATTACACCTGTGAAAAATACCATCGAAAAAGACAACGGTAAAAAGAAAACGTATGAAGCAGGGGACATCGTAGGTCCTTGCGGAATCTCAAAAGACCCTGAGTGGAAGGACATCACCGACAACGGTAACGACCCGCTCAAGTGTATGCCTCGACAGAAAGCGCATGACCTCAGTAAAGATGAACGCGCTGAACTCGCAAAAAACAAACGCAAAAAAGAAAAGTCTGAGCCTGATTCCAAAAAACCAGTCAAGACTCCAACTTTCGGCGAGAAGGCAAAAGAAATCAAGAAGGGTAAAAGTATTTCGGTGTTAGCTGAAATCAGAAAAATTGAAGCGCGTTTGGAAAAAGAATCAGGCGTGCGAGTCGCTGGACTCAAGTCTGAAAAATGGATCGACTACAAATTTGATAAAGTGCGTTCCGCAGAAACGGATGAATGGAAACAATTTGCTAAAGACTTTTTTTCCGACATCAAAAAAGTATGCATCGGGTATGAACTTGTTGACACAAACATCTGGTCTGATTCTCTGAGTGGGCTATTAAAAAAAGATAATGTCTGGGATACATTTCATAACCAATATATGCATAAATACTTCTATTTTGAGATTTCCGATGTACGCGGTTCACACGGTGAGTGGTTCGGCAATATTATTGTTCGCACTGCAAAAGATGAAGATGACGTTTATGGCACCAGAGGTCGTGGTCATGGTAGGACAAGTCTCAAAAATTTGAAAGCTAAACTAGACCAGCTCCTTCCACTATAGAAAAGGGATCCGACATGAAAAAACTCTTAGCTGAAATAAAACACCTTGAACATAAGGTGGCACTCATGCAACGCGGTGAGAAGAAAGAAACCTCAAACCTTCTACTCCATAGGTACTCACGCGGTCTACGAGTGACCGATCTCACCAACGCGGGTAAAAGAGGTAAAGAAGTCGACCAGTTTGTACTAGAAAGCGAAGAGTCGGATCTTTTTGACCAAATTGAAAAAGCCAAAGACTATGCTGAGGCTTTAAGTATCGCGAAAAAAACCAGTGATATTAAACAACTACACCAAGAAAAGTACAGGGGTATTGATGTCGCACCTGCGGGATTCAAGCCTATCTTACTCGAAGGCAAACAAGTCATCATCAACTCAGACTATGACACCTTCAGTGTCAGAGACCGCTCTGATGTCAACGAGGAAACGTGCATCCCTGCTATCAAAGGTGGCAAAGCCGACATCAAGGTTTTCTACCGATGGGTTTCCGATAACCAAGACAAAATCAAAAACATGACCTTCAATGATATCGTCGATGCCATGCGATCGATTGGCGTCAAGTACCACCGTTACTGCGCTTTGGATTGATGTAAAACCCTCAAACCTATAATGGTGCGAGGGTTTTTCCATGACAAAATTACTTATCATCGACTCCGCGTTTCTCAACAACCAATCACCGTTCAGGTATATTGAACACAAACTTTTGCTCAAAAAATATCCTGAGTCGGTAGGGTGGAACCCTGCGTTGTTCCCGAACCAAAGACCCACGGAACAATTCGACTTCGGCTATACCGTAGGACTCCAACAAGCCTACGAATACCTAACTCACTTCGAACAACTCAATCTGAAATTCTGCTTCACCCTTTACCCGGGTTTCACCTTCTTTCTCAATGACCCCCACACAGACCGATTACTCAAAACTGTCATCAACCACCCGCTGTTTCATAAGGTCTTCACCACGACCAAAACTGCACGTGATTACATCCCCATCGACTCGATTTACCACTGCGGAGGGTTTGTAACCCACAAACAGAACATCACACCAAAAAGAAATAAACCTAAGATCTGGTTCTGCGCATGGGGTCGATACCAGAACGAGGGCACGATCAAAGGATTCGACTTATTTTATAAGACAGCACAAATGATGCCTGATTACGAATTCGGTGCATACTCAGATTGGGTGTGGAAGGAACTCCCTAATTTGAAACTCTACCCTTTCAGTGATGTGAACACCATCCTAGAACAATACGCCTTCGGGGATATATTCCTTGCGACAGGAAGATCCATCGATGGTAAATTCGACGGCTTTCCTACAGGTGGTGCGGTCGAAGCTGGTTTAGCGGGGTGTGCACTCGTCGTAACAGATCCACTCAACAACAATGAGCACCTCATCCATAACCGCCACGCTATGATCGTACAACCGAATGAGGTTACACAAGCTGTACAAGAACTCTGCGTCA